TCTGTGCCGCCCTTGCATCCATTGCAGCTAATTGCGCTCTAGCATCTGCAATTTCTTCTGGAGTCTTTCTCCCACTCTTATTATTTATAATTGATTGTAAATTTCTCCTTGAATAGTTAGGAACAAATCCTTTAGGATATCTTGGTATAACAGCAGAGTCTCTTCCCCCAGCAAAGTTGGGGATCTCCATTTCTTGGTTATTCATGATGAACTTCTGTCCACCAATTGTCCCCTTGCCCATGTGAGCTTTCACACTTGGGCTGGCCCCAAGCATCATTGCTTCAGCTTCCTCTGCTCTAAATCCAGCATTGAATCTTCTTCCTCTCTTACCAGTAAATCCTCTTGAATCGCTAAATCCTCTCACACCTCTAGCAGCAGCGGCAGAGGCTAGATTTCTCATTAGCTGTGCTTGTGTAGTTAGCAAGGCATTTTCTCTTTGGATAGCGGCTATAACAGCTTGCTCTTTTTGAGCCTGACTCATTGTCGTGCTTTCCATTTGTTTCCTCAAAGTAGCATCTCTTTGAAGAAGCCCGACTATGCCACCCTCAATCTGCTGGATTTTCTCAGTCTGAGTCCCCATTTGGAAAAGACTTTTTAATCCTTCTCCAGCAAACCTTGCAATCAGTTTTGTTATTTTAACGAAAGCTACAGTAAATAGGACTATAGCAGGTCCACTTAAAAACGTTCCAATAGCTTTAAAGAATCCTTTTATAAAAGTATTACCCTTTTCTGGGTCTAAAGCATTATCTAAAAATTCAGTAAACTTTGTTGCTATACTTACTATGTTTTCAAGAATTGGCCCGAAGGTTACCGAACCCACCTTCTCAGCCAAACTAGTTAATCCAACAACTAACTTATTAATATTATCAGCTAAACTTTCTCCTAAAGCTTTATTTTTTTCAAAAGCTTCGTTTGTAGCAAATGCTGCTGTTTCAGCAGCTTCTTTAAATATACCAGTTTCACTACTCAAGTCTTTAAGAGCCGCACTAACTACGTTGATTTGGAAAACACCACCTGCTAATTCTTTAATTTTAGAAACGACAGTTGGATCAGATATCCCTTCTATAGCGGTTGATAATGCGCTTAACTTTTGAACACCTGTCTGGGTTGCATCTATTTGAACGCCTAATGCTTTTAGTTCTTCAATTGTAGTTCCTCTGGCAAGCCTTGTAAAAATTGATTTAAATGCGTTACCGATAACGGCTCCACCCCTTGCGGTTTTCTGCTCAACAGCCGTAACCAGTCCCAAAAGTTGATCAAAACTAACCCCTGCATCTTCTGCTGTGGAACCAGCACGACTAAAGGCTTCTGCCAAATCTTGCGCTGAAACAGCAAAAGCCGTGTCAACTGCTACCATCTTATTGACGATCTCTGTATGCTTTAAACCAGCAGATTCAAATCCATTTATAGCAGCCGTTAATGCCTTAACAGACTTTTCTGCATCCAATCCAGAAATCCTTGTTAAAACTAGAGCAGACTTCAGTCTAGAAGCTGTCTCTTCAGCGCTTAAACCTTGACGAGCTAATTCTGCTGCTCCGTCTGCAACAGTGCTAAATGATTGACCTGTATCTTTTGCTACCTGAAATATGGCATTTCTAAATTTACTAAAACTCGCTTCTGTAGCTTGAAAGATGGAGTTAACTTCAATAAGTCTTTTTTCGACTTCAATAGTTGTAGATATTAATTTTTTAAAGGATTGAGTAACCCCATTCAAAACGGCAGTTGTTGCCCCGAAAGCAAATACACGGGCAGTAGAGGCATCCAGAGATTTTTGAAATTCTGAAGCCTGTCCTGTAATTCGACCTAAAGCTTGCTTAACCTGCTTTGTAGAAGCATTTAAGCTAGCAGTATTAAGGGAAACATTAAGTGAAGCATTAAAACTTTGAGCCATATAGGTAAATTACACCTATCAGCTTAAAAAGTCCTCTGCTTTAAGCTCGCCACCCCTCATTGCCATTTTTGTCCTCAAGTCATCTACTCCGTGAGATGTTTTAGACTCTTGATGAGGTTTTTCCTCGTATTCATAAACCTTTACTGGATCATTTGCAATTTCAGCAGGAATGCTTACATTTTTAATTTTATTAAACAAAGCATTAGAATAAACAATTAGGTTCTTTTGAAAACAAGTTAATTTATCAAAAGTGACACCAAAAATTGACAAAGGGTTTCCTGTTTGAGCTACATAGAAATCAAAAAAACCTCCATTATAGGAAGCCCTTAAACAAGTCTCTCTTGAATTTAAATGATTAAATTTTGCGAATAAAATAGCTGTTAAAGGCGCTTGATGCTCTTCTTTTAATTTTTCTGAAAAGTCTTCGTTTAAAAAAACGGAAGAATTAACCATTTTTTTTATTTTTTTTATTTGGGCAAGATGTTCTGCACTGTAATTTGTAATTTTAGCTTTTTCATCTTGGATCTTTTTTAAATCGTTTCTTTGAGATTCAATCTGATTGTTAAAAATCTTTCTTTGATTTGCGTCTTCTATTTTAGATAAAGCGGCTTCGGATTTTTTTATCATCCAAATAGTAGATTTTAACTTGTCTTCTTTTTTTTCGCTCCAAGAACCAATATTTATAGCAGACTGAACTAACTGTTCAGATGTCTGAATACCAGTTTTTACTGATTTCTCTATTTCTTGTTTCTCTTCAAAATCTAGAGATAGCACATCTAATATACTAAAGTGCTTAAAATAATAATTTGTATTTAGATATTCTAATGTAGAATACCCTTGCAATATTTCTAATAAATCAACTGAATGTGACTCATCAGTCTTGCTCATCTTCAAAAACTTCTTTTAATGCAGCATCAATAGACTTTTGATCATTGCCGTAATTATTATACCAAACGCTTAGAACTCTAACTAAAGTTTGATATGATTTCTCAAAAAGTTTTTGTTTTTTAAGAAATTGAACATCTTCAACGTCATCGTCTTTTTCTTGAAGTCTTAAAAGATAGCTTCTTTTTTCTACATAATTTTCTCCTTTAAAGAATGGAAATAATTCTTTTTTATCATCTTCCTTTAAGCTCTCCTCAAAAAAAGTAAAATTAAGAATAAACCACTCAATAAGTTTTTGTTCTGCTTTTGAGTCAGCAGTCTGACTGAATTGTCCTCTCAAACTAGTCTCGTAATCTCTAATTTGAGTCTGTGTTGATGCAAATGCAACCTTTGCATCCTCAAGCTGCTTCTTTTGCTCTTCACTAAGTTCTTTTGCTTCTCCAAAAAACTCGATTACCCTAGCAGCATCAGAATTTTCCACGACTAATTCACCAATAATATCCTCTGTTCTTTTTGAGGTCATCCCTCCAAGATCCCCCATCTTTTTTGCCAGCATAGCTTTTGTTAAAAAACCAGCATTAATAAATTCGTTGTATTTCTGACCATAGAAAAACTCAGCATCTTCTACGTCTGCAACACTAGGTTTAGCCACAACAACCCTAGTTTTAATAGAACTTTTAACTTTTTTAGTTGTTTCAACAGGCCCGTTTTTAGTCTTTCTTACATGAGGAACCTCTTTCTCAACCTCTCTTTTTACATCAAATGAATATAGCTCTTTCATCTCTATTATTATAGATCAAAAAGAAATATTATCAACTTTTAAGTCCAGTGATTGAAACAGAAGCGCTTGAATTCCCATGTTTTGTGAATGTGACTAAACCGACTTTTCCATCATCAACAACACCTGCTCCTGTGACATCTAAACCATTAGCAATTAAAGTATCTTCACTATAATAGGAGAAAGTTTTATCATAGTAGTCGTAATGAATTTGGAAATCAAAAGGCACTCCACTTTTGTATCCTCCCCATAAATTGCCGCTTTGATCAAAAAGGTAACCTTGTCTTCCTGAAAATTTCACCAATTCACCTTCTGAGCTAGCACCTGTTTCTAATAAACGAAATTCAAAACCATCATGTGGACGGTCAACAGTTAAACTCACATTATAAATAGAGTTTTTATAAGGGCTGAATTCTCCGCTAGTAATAGTCATTGTAATATAGGGAAGTAGTAAGAAAAGGTGACACTAGTATTATCATCCAAAGAAGTCGATTCATCCACTGTCTCTAGACAACATCCACTAATGGAAAAATCCATAACAGAAGTATCATCTTCTCCTTTTAAATCAATTTTAATTACACCGCTTTGGCAAACTAAACTAGATAGATTAACCCCTGTAACTTCTGTTTTTAAAACAGAGAAGCTTAAATCACCTGCTGCTGGTAACTCGGGATATCTAAACCTTGGGGTTCTTGTCCCTAATCTTGTCTTAGGAATTCTTGGCGTATTTACGCTTAATGAAAAATCTTGTATATTCAAACTTGCCGTATCAATACCCTCGTCCCCATTTGTTGTTGTTGTTATCTCAATATCTTCTGGCCTAAAAAAACCTCCAAAACTATCATTTGTTTGATCTTTTCTTTCTAAAGCTCCAGCGGGACGGAAACTAGCGGCGTTGCCCTCGTATGTTGCAGCGCCTCTTACTAAATCTCCTACAGAGCCATTCAAAGAATAATTAACAACAGAGCTATCTAATATATCGGTTTGACCAGCGAGATCTTTTATTGTAAAATCAATTTTACCTGTGTTTAGAAACCCAAAATGTATTGCTTGATCACCTTTATTGTAAGGTTTATTCAGAAAGAAACTATAAAAAGGGTCTATACCAGTAGCTCCAGTCGTAAGCATTATGTCCATGCTCAAAGTAGTAGTCTGATTAGAACCTAGTATTCTCTCAGAAACATTCAAGTCTCCTAGCCTCCTTATTTCAGATATCTGCTTATTTGTAGAGATACTTAATGAATTAATAGCTGGTAGCCGCCCATCAGGTATTGTATTTACAAATACTTGGACATCACTAGAATTAATTCTTTCTATAGACATATACTTAGTTTACACAAAAAAGCCCCGCATTTCTGCGAGGCTTTTTGTGTTTAAGATGTTTGGACTTAATACTAGCTCCCGTCAGCAGCAGAGTATGGTCCCTTAACTTGGTTTTTCTTGTAGAAGTATCCACGGGGGAAATTCCTACCTCCAAAGCTTGTTCCGTAGTTATCTGGAAGATTAATCTCCCCTCCTGCGGTGCAAGCACCTGAATAGAAGAAACCTTGATCGGTTTGGTTATCTCCACCAATTTGAGTAGAGAATGTTAAATCAATAGTCTCATTGTCATCAAGTCCTTGAGAGAATCCTTGTGAATCCATGACAGCTTTTTGCATAATATATCTATGCTTATCTGTTCCATCTTCTCCCTTAACATTCAACGTAATGTTTGTTGTTTCGTTTCCAGCAGCACCAGTCAAGATCTTATCGACTTGACCTGCACTGAAGTTCTTAAGAAGCGCACTAACAGACATTGTTACGTTAATTGGGAAGTCCAATGGCTTGGCTACCGCTTTCGCAGAACCAAGAGCCTCAATTGGAGTTCTTGAAAGAGGGACTTCAATTGAAGCACTCTGAACGTGCATGTCGGTCAAGTCCGTTCCACCAAATGTGAAATCACCATCACTAAATGTAAGAGTTACATCCTCTGGACGAAGGACTAAAACACTCATGTTACCAGTGCTAGGAACACCAAGCATAAGCTGACCTGTGTCTGCTCTTGCTCCTGCTTTATTTAAAGAAGGGTTATATATTCCAGAGTTACCAGTATCAAATGTAATGTTTTCTGCCGTTCCATCAATATCGACTCTTGGGATTTCTCCGACAGCAAAATTAACGGTGTAACTTTCGAAGTTGCAGTTTCCTAAAGATACAACATCCTGAGAATCTAATTCTGCGGTCGTATAGGTTCCAGTTGGATCTGTAAGGAAGGAGCCTTGGTTAATGCCTTCTTTTCCTTTTGCATCAGTTGCAGATGTCCCAACAGTTGAAAAAGCGTCTGACCCCTCCTTAGTTGTTAAAACAAAAAGGTTCTTTTCTCTCTTGTTAGGATCTTCAGCAAGAATGCCAGATATAAACTGACTTTTTAATACGTTAGCGTCAGTAATTCCATTTGTTTGAAAGCCTAAATTATATTCATTTTCTCCGTCACCTAAGAAATAACCAAGGGAGAAAGAAGGGTTTAAATCACCAAGTGTGATTGTTCCGATTCGTGCTAACTGACCAAATTCTCTAATATCTTGCCGTCCACCAGCAATATCAATATCAAAAGAGAAAGTGTCAACACGATGAAGTTGAGGTGGTTTTACGCCAGAGTGAGACTGTATTGGAGCGCCTAAATCGCCAATTAAGCCAGTGTTTGAAACGTAAACCGCTTTACTTTGAGAGATTACTCTCGTTCTAGATTGATTAGAAGCCATGTTAATTTAAATTAAAGTGAATTGTTTACACTTTCTTACACGGATTTATAATCTAGGGAAACGATAAGTGCATAATTCAAAGTCAATATATCCTACAGAGATGTTTTTATTCAGATTCTCCCTAATTCTTTCTGAGACTATTTTAGACACAGAAACCTCTTGTATATGGGACTTTGTTGGATTTGATTGAGATGCCACTAAATCGTCGTAACTATAAGGAAAATCCTTCAAAGAGAAAGAAAAACCATATGGGAAGTCTTCATACGGAATATGCGTAATATCTCTTCTGACAGTATCTCTAAATAAAGAAAGAACAGAATCTAATGTGTAATTATCGAAAGACAACACCATTACTCGCATTCTTGTCCTAGTATCTTCCTCTCCCCCAAAAGAAAATTCAGTATTGTCTGAAGATGCTACAGAAATAAAACAAGCGGGTAAAAAATATGTGGTTTCGTCAAATTCTCCCGTTTTCCCATATTGGTAGGGAAGCTCTGTAGCACTGTCTTTAAAATCTGAGTGAAGAATGATTTGAGCATCCGTATCATTTGTAATATAAGTATTTACTTCTTTTACAGTAGAATTTGCTGTCAGTGCGGTGCTTCCTATCTCAGCACCAGATGCTTGAGGGAATATTAATCTCCCGTTCTCATAATCCGTGAAAATACCTCCGTTCTTGTCATAGTTACCAGTAATAAAATCACTCCCCAAAAAGAAACCAGAATTTGGGTTGTCCACATTATGCTCCCCAACTAAAGATCTATACTTGCCTTGAAAAGCAATATGAGTATCAGGGACATCAGAGAATGAGCCAGAAGTAAAAGCGTTATCTAAGTTGATTTGATATGCCTTCGCAGAACTACCTAATAAACGGTTTTCAAACCATAGATAGAAACTTGATAAAACATTCTGATCAAACTGCGCCTTCATTTATCTAATCTTAATAATTTCTGTTTAAAATCTTTTATTAATTTACCAACATATGGCATTCTTTTAAAACTTACACCAGAAGACCTATTTTTGGCTTGTATACCTGTTCCAGAACTAGAACTATCGAACCCAGTAGAACTAAATAAATATTGTCCCAAGTTAGTCAATCCCCCCTCTTCTATACTTCTAGCCCAGCTTTTGCCAGCCATCCAAGGTATTGGAGTTAGTCCATATATTTCTTCAATACTTGGAATAAAGAAGGTAATTTGATATCTTCCTGAATTATTTTTTCTTCTTACCTTAAATTTTATTTTTTCACTAAATATTTTAGATATAATCTGAGTTGGATTGTCTCCTGAAGAAAAACCTATAAAGGAAAATAGGTTACCGTATCCTCCTAAAGTCCCACTGGTGTTAGATGCTCTAGGCCCAGCATCAAGCTCTATTGTTATTGGATGAGCTTCAAATTCCTTAATTAACTCAGATTGTCTTTCTTGAATTTTGGGATCAATTAATCCTCTGATGGCCATCGCCATGCTTTTGTTATTAGGCGAATCTACCGTTAGCTCTCTAAGTAATTCTTTTGCGTTGACGGTTACTACTGGGGCAGAGACCGACATAAAATCTCTTCCAGCCATTAGTTTTCACGTTTTAAAAATATTGAATAAAATTGAGTATCAAATGGGCCAATAACCTTTGCGTCTCCATCTACAACATATAGTTCATTATCAACCTCTATCTTTGAACAAATTTTAATTTTTTCATAAGCTGCTGCTTTTACTTTAATTCTAATTTGGCCCTCAGATCCAACTAGATTCATTTGCCCATTACCATCAATGATATCTTCTTTTTGCTCGTTTTTATAATATACTCTAGCACTGTAAGTATATCTTTCGAGAGTTTCTTCTGAAGATATTTTAGCTACATCTTTCCTCCTGCCATATAGGGGATTATAATTTAATTCAACAGGAACACTTGAGACTTCTTTGACATAAACATAAATGTCTCTAGCAAAAGTATCGTGAACGTCACTTAATGCTGAATTAATAGCTGTTTTTTCTGCGTCTGTAAGAAGTGAGGCCATAGTGTCATGTTAATGTCCCAGATAGGGTGTAAGTGCCATCAGTTCCTGCGACTTGAATAGGTGAAGATTTTTGGTAATTGTATTGATATAAAAGATCATTTAATCTTTCGCTCGTCTCAACAGACAAATCTCTATATGTTTTAGCAACAGAGTTTTTATTTTGTCTTTGTATAGTTGTATCACCCTCTTTTATAGTAACCCAATCAACAGAATCAGAATAAGTAAATGATCTTAGAGATTCTCTAGCAGATTTTTGATAATACCAAAGTTCATAAAGAGTCCCAAAGATACTCTTCTCCACATCTGCTAAACCTGTGCCATTCATTCTGATAGCACCAGTTGAGTTTACTTCGAACTCTTCATGGATGAGACCATTAAGCTCTCCAATGTTAGTTTCTAGCCACCCAGAAACAAAACCAACATTATATGACCCTGTATCATTAGGGAAATCATATGTTACGATGTCAGTAGCTAAAACTCCAAGATCATTCATTATTTAAAAGCCGTCCTTAAATAACCTTACAGTAGAATCATAGTCTGGGGAACTTGGATCTAAAATTGGTTTAGCAGAACCTTGAACAGTAACGTTATGTTTTTGCACATAAAAATCAAAAGACTTCATCAAAGACTTCCTAAGTAGATTCATATTCCTTTCTCTAGGAACACCCACCCTAGCAGCTAAATCAGTTAATTCTGAAGCCGAGGATGCCTCCACGCGCTGTTTGAAGATGTCTCGGTGCAAAGTTCCATATGGATTCATTTGAGGCATTCCTAGGAGTTCCTCAAGCTCTTTAACTTTTTCGATTTGCTCTTCTTTTTTACTTCGATCTTTGCCGTCTGTTACATCGAATTCCTCCAAGTGTTTTCTCTCAATTCCCTTGGAAACTGGCAAACTTTCAAGACTCTCTTTTTTAGCACTCTTCTTTTTACTCATAATATATGATACCTAAATTCTGATATAAATCAATAAAAAAGAGCCGCCCCTTTCGAGGCGACTCTCTTTATAAGTGTTATGGTCTTGCTTATACGCAAAGTCCGATAAGAGCAGTATTGTCGATGCAGATACGACCCTCTTCAACTTTACCGTAGTAACCGATCTTGTTCTGACGAACAGAGAACTGGTCATCAACAAGAACTTGAAGCTCAGATGGAGAACCTTCACCGACAACAACAGGGCGAATAAGGGAATCCTTACTCCTGTCGATACCGATAACGATCTCATCATCAGCAGTGTTCCAAGTTCCAGAACCACCACCACCGATAACAGTAGCGCCTTCAGATGCAACGATAGCACCAAAGAGCTTGTTAAACAGTTGTCCGTTACCCATCTGGTTGATTTCCATGATGTTAATACCATAGAAGGAAGGAAGACCAGCGGCGCTGTAAAGCTCTTGACGAAGGGCTTCTGGAGCCATTTGTCCGTCAGCGGGAGTTCCACCAACAGGAGCAGCAGCGGTGCTTACAGGGTTGTAAGCCATTGCGCGGAGTTCCTCAACCATTTCTGGGGAAACCAGAAGGTCGGTGATACCAGACTTAACGCCACCAACAGGGGTTCCTCCACTGAAGGAACTGTTGATACGCTTACTCTTGGTGATCAAGTTATTGAAGTCAGCAAGCACAAAACGATCTGCTGCTGCGGAACCAATGATGCTTCCACCAGCGGAACCACTTGTTCCAGTGGCTTTAACCAGAGCGGTTGCAAGCACGTTGAAAGCAGTTTTCGTTTGTTTCATTAAGACTTCTTGAGCCATCCGAGTAAAGGTCTTGCTAACAACATCAAGACGCGCCTTACGGACATACTTGCGATCAAATGCGAGCGCACTGTCCAAGGTGTAAGTTGAGAACTTGAGTTCATTGTGAGCAGGAAATACCTGACTATAAGGAAGGCCGCCAGCGACCTGTTGAGAATACACCTCGATGTAATCCTCACCAGTGATATCGTGGAAAAGGTCTAAGGGCAAAGAAGGATTGTCGTCTTCTCCATAGGAAAGGCTGGTATACAGATTTCCAATAGTAGGAGCGTTATTAATAACTTCCGAAACGACTGGTCCAAGCAAGTCTGCGACTGCTGCCTGTGCCTCATAAGCCTCTTCACGATTATTAGATCCCATTGCTCGGATAAGAGCTAACTGATCTTCAGTTCTTTTAATTGTGATTTTCATGATCGTAAAATATTAGCAGCTAAGTTTAAGAATTGCGTATGCACCAGCGAAAGCATCGGTAGTGCTACCTTGAGATTCCCTATTACCAGTAGCGATAAAGGTTCCGATAGAGTGTGCGTGATGCTGACCGTGGGTAGCAGCAGTGCTGGTCACTCCAGTGATGGTTCCATTTAAAGAAGGAACAGCATATTGGTTGACTGTAGGTGAAACACCGTTTGTCAAACCTCTTGTGTTAATAGTAAAGATCCCTTTCGTAGCGATAGGAACAGCTTCACCAGAAACAACACACTGAAGTTCTTCTTTTTTCTGTGGATAATAAAGTAAATTTTCTCCATTTTCATCCTTGTTACGAACATCTCGTAAAAGAATTCCCAAAGCCTTTTCGTTGCCTCCAGTGGCAGTCATTTTAGTTACCTTGTAAGGAACCTCTGGATACAGGGAAAGACCCTTGCCTAAAGTATTGAGGAACGAGTCAGAATCGCCTCGCTCAACATACTGGACAGGCTCATTATCTAAGTTAGCAGAACTAACTTTGACAACGGAACCTGCTTCACCTGTTTCGGCATCGAGAGAATAGAAGTTAATAACATCATTCTCGTCATATTGACGAAACGGCAATAAACGTGTAATTTCGTTAGCCATAATTGATTAATTTGTTTTGTTTTTTTTAGTTAGAAACTTCTACTGAGAAGTTCTTCTTCAGCCTCTCGACGAAAGAAATTTGTTCACTAGCTTCTGCGTTATTATTAGGGATAGAAGCCTCGGCCTCATCTCCTTCAACTTCAAGCTCCTCTTCAGGATCTTCTTCAGTTGCTTCCTCTTCCTCTTCAGTGTCATCTCCCTCTTCGCGGCTGGCTACAGCTTCGTCGATGCGAGCTTTAATTTCAGCTTCCTGAGTTTCGATGTTCTTTTTGAGTTTGTGGGCAAAAATAACTTCAAGCTTATCTTTGTAATTGTTAAAGTCTTCATCAGAAGAACCAAGCTCCTTGACTTCTGCGGTGACTAAAGCAAGCTCTTTTTCATTAAGCTCATAGTCGCTGTCAATGAAGTTCATACGGTCATTAAAAAGATCCACAGCAGCTTTCGCCTCTACTTCGTTTTTAAGAGTATTGAGTTCTTCTTTAGTCTGCTTGAAAGAGTCTTGTAACTCTGCAAGCTCCGCTTCGGCTTTAGCCTTGGCTTCCTTTTCAACTTCCATCTTGGATGTCCAAGACTCGTTGTGTTCTACGAGAGTATCACGGATAGTCTCGCTAACAGTTTTAGCCTCTGAGCCTTCCTTCACTGCGGAAGCAACGCTCTTGGACAACTGAGTAATAAGTTGGTCGAATTGTTCTTTATCCATATTAAAAATGTTTTTTAATTTGTTTGACTTTACATTAATATTAGCGTTTCGGGAAATTTTTTCTAATTTTTTATCACTTGAGTCATCTTTAGTTGTATAAACTCCTGTGACAGCAGCGGCTGGGTTTTTAGTTAAAGCCGCTCCTAATGGATACGTTTGACCAACAATCAATCTATTAACAGGCTCGCCTTCTGGATTTTCTCCTTTGCCACCTAAACCCTTGACATATTGTTTTAGGTCTTCTTTTTCTGCACCTGTCACAACAGTTGAATCTTGTAAAAATTTAGATCCAACAGCCACTTCAAATTCTTTGAATGCTAATTCCCAGCTAGTAGAAATACTTTGATAGGTTTCGTCATCTTCATTTGAAGCTTCTTCGATTGCCTCTGCTAATTTTGGGTAAACTGACTTATAAATTAAACCAGCAGCATTCATGTAGAATGGCTCCTTTTTGTCGGCGTAAGATTCAATATCGTTATTTTTAAAGTCAAACTCTCGTTCTGAGAAGGACGCATTAATCATATGACCGACGATTTTATCTTTTTTGTGTTCGATATTAATAGGCTTATTAATAAATCTTTTTATAGCAGCTATTGCAGTTTTCGCGTCGATGCCATCGCCATTTTTGTTGAATTCATTAACTTTCGCTAAGTTAAAGACAACAGGTAAAACATCAATATTTTGATCTGGGTCAAATCCATCTGGCAGCAGTGATTCTGCGGCCTCTTGAATATTTGCCTGAGAGAGTCCGAATGCTTCAAACTCTTCATCTTTTATCTCTCTTACCTTGCCTTCAAATAAACAAATATTAAAATCATCCAATGACATACTTCTTCTTACACAGAAATTTGAGTTGAATGATATAAAATTGCAGAAGACAAGTCATCTAACTGATGTTGAGACCCCAATTCAAGAACCTTGGCGTTTACATTTAATGAACTTATTTTGTCTAAATCTTCTACTATTTCAGTTAAAGTAGGTTCCCATTCACTTGCGTCTTTTGCTATAACAATAGATTCACAAACTTGAGTAACCATTTCTTTTTTTTGCTTAGACATCCGCTTCAAACCAAATTTAGAAGCAAATTCTTTAAAGGCTAATAGTTCAAATTCATTTAATCTTTTAGTTGCCTCGACAATATTCTTTTTTGAATAATTTGAGTTTGAGACACCTACTGGTCTACCACCAGAGGGCGAGACAGGTTTTTCTTCTCGTTTTTCTGGCTCGGATGAAGTTTCACCATCATCATATAAATTTATTGTATTAACTAATGGCATGTAGTGTCCCTTTTCTCTATCGTCTACAAATTTTGTTTGAGCCGCTTCCATATCTTTCCCTTGAGGGAAAACTCCAGTATGAACAACTTGCATCCCTTGTTCTGGGGTAAGAACACCAAGCTCCATAAGTCTTGTTGCTAGCTTGGATAAGTTATTATCATCCATCGTATCTGTCTTTGCAAACTTAGCTTCTGGGAAGCTACGCAAGCCAGCAGCCTTACAGATTCTTCTAATTTCTGGATTAATAAAGTCGTGCAAGAAAGATCTCCTCGACTCTTCAAGCCTTTGGAAGAAAACCTTCATTTTCATTGTCGCATCAGAATACTTTGAATCGCCAATCAAAACATTTTGCAAACCATCTTCAATGTCTTTGTTAATAACTGCATATTTTTCTGGCCCAACAACTTTTCTAATATCAGGAATGATAAAATCTGCTTTAGTAGTATAATCAGAAACAAGCACACGACCTACGCTTTGATTTTTAAATATCTGCTGCATAGCTGCTAGATTTCTATGATTTACTCCTCCCTTGTCTGGCTCATTACCCATCGTGACAAGTAACACAACATTCTCAATAGATCTACTAATTGCCTGATCAATGTTTTTTAATTCTATTTTTCTATTGATATCGTCTAGAACAGAATAACCGACTGGAACAGCCATCGGCTCATAGTCTTGTTTTTTAGAAAAGACTACATGTAATAACTTAGGATCTAATTTAATTTGAATCCTTGTCATTGCATATTGATTCTTCCCGTTGGTAAGTGCTTCTTGCACATCTTTTGGTAAAGAGTTAAACATCTCTAACTCATGATCTGTCTCTGGTTTTTGGAGTCTAGAGATCTCAAAAGGAGTTAAGACTTTGAAATATTCATAACCACTAAAAGAAACCGAACCTTTGGTCGCTATGTCTGTAGGGTTAATCAGTAAATATTTTATAGGAATTTCTTTTCTCGCGCTTGCCCCATATGCCTCCAACATTTTTTGAGAGTTTTTAAGTGGTATTTTTCCATCCACTCTATAAAAGAAGACATTGCCTGATCTGTAATACTCTCTAAAATATTGTTCTTTTAAGTTGTGTATCCTGATTCTCTTGAACCAAGCATCAATAAATTTTCTTGATTTATCATTGCCACCCTCTAAATAAATATCAGAGTCTGCAAACTCAGACAATAGATCTACAGTCCCCCTAAATGACGAAATATTAAAGTAAGCTTTCTGACAAAGTTCTACCGCCTCCCTAGTGTCTGCCCCTCCTTTTTCATAATTAAAGGGTAAAATACCATTTTTAATATTTTCAAATTTGTTATCTAACCCCAAGGTCGCTACTGCGTTGGTTCGCGCCTTTGTTCTGGCTGTTGGAGAAGTCAAACGTGAAGCCTCGCTTGAACTAAAAATAGGTTCACCAATTAGCTCTGGACTAAAACCATCTTCTTGTGGGTTTAATAAATTTTCTATGGGAACATCCTTCTTGTTGAATTTTTCCCAATACTCTGATCTTTTGGTATATTTACGAGGCATATGAAAGTTTACACTAAAGTTATAAAAGTTACTTTGAAACTTTTCAAATTGATAATATAAAAGTGAATGGTCGCTCCTTTGCAGGTGGGCATGCTTATTCCTTTCACAAAAACGACAAGGTCTTTGCTACCGTGTGTCGTGGCTGTGTGGTTCATTTTGAAATGATCAAAGGTATGTAAATATTCCCCTTTACTTTGGTATTATTCCCCTTTACTATATATGGGTAAGTAATAATTAAAAGGTGAAAACTATGATTGAAGAACTATTAGAAAAGTCACAACTTAACGAAGAAGAGAAAAACCGCTTAGTTGGTCAAGTTTGTGCAGAGTACGAGCGCCTACGATTTAACGGCACTGAGAAACAAGTTATGCGAATCTATGATAGTAAGCGAAACGGCAACGAGGACCACTATATAAGAGAAAAGACCGCTAAGTATTTTGACGGAGGAGCAGGGTTCGCTGCGTATCTTGACATAGGTTATTTAAAGACACTCGGTGAGATACTACGAGAGGGGTCGGAATCATGAGCACACGAGCAATATATAAGTTTGGCGATAAAACTATAAAAGACCCAATTGATGTCTATAAACATCATGACGGTGCCCCTTTTCGTGCTGTGTATTGGGTAAGGAACGCTAATAAACAAGCAGCACATTTACGACAAGCCAGCCGTGCCCTCACTAGAAGAGACGCCATGATTATCGGCTTTTTAACTCATAACACAGGTCATCGATTAATTAGTGAAGAAAAGCTACACGGGGACATTGAGTACGTTTATGAAATACAGAACTACGGTGATAT